AACTGCTGGAACTAAAGGTAGTGATGCAATGACTGCAAAAGAAAGACAGCGTAAAGCATATCTTGAGCGTAAAGCAAAAGAAAGTGGTGCAAAACAACCAGAAACTGCATCACAAGCAATTTCACAAACTAAATCTGCAGCACTAAAACCAGCAGCAAAAGAAAAGAAACCACCATCAGGTAAAACAAGAGCAGAAAGAGATAAAGAAAGAAATGCAGGATTAAGAGCAAAGTATAATGCTGAGAAAGAAAAAGCATTTGCTGGATATAAAGAAGTTCACGGAAAACTTCCAACTGGAAAAGAAAGAACCAAATTACTTGCTGCGGTTCAAAAAGCACATCCGCCAAGATAAAATAGCTCACCTCCAAAGTGTCTCTATGGTATAACCACCTAAGACCCCTCTAGAATCGCCTACAACATTATGGAAACCGTGACTGTGAGGGTTGATACCCTTCAACGTCTAATTAGCAATTTGCAGGATGCAGTCAACGTGTGCTACAATGTTGACTCATCCGACAGCAATGATTATGAGAAAACCTATCCTTTTGCGACAGGTTATTCTCGCGCTGCGATGCAAAATGTTATCTTTGACCTTACCAATCTTCTGAGCAAGTGATTACTCTTCGTCCTCATCAAGAACGCGGTGTTGCTGCTATGGCAGAGCACAACAAAGGTCAGTTGATTAAACCAACTGGAGCGGGAAAAACTTTGACTATGATCTATGATACTCTGCGCTTGTTTCAGTCAGAAACTCCTCAGACAGTTGTAGTTGTTGCTCCTCGCATTTTGCTTGCTGAACAACTTTCTAGTGAGTTTCTGGAGCACATCACTGACCCTATGGTTCGTATTCTTCACGTTCACAGTGGAGAAACTCATCACGAATCTACCACTAATCCTGATGTGATTTATGACTGGGCAGTACAAACATACAAGCGTCATCGTATCATCTTCACCACCTACAATTCCCTGAATCGTGTTCAGGAGTCTGGTATTGAAGTGAATACGATATATTTCGACGAAGCGCATAATAGCGTTAAGCGTAACTTCTTTCCTGCTACTGAGCACTTCTCTGCTAACGCAGATCGTTGCTACTTCTTTACTGCAACTCCGAAACATTCCATCACAATTTCTAAACCTGGAATGAATCTGCCTGAGGTTTATGGTCAGGTAATCTGCCAGGTTCCTGCACCTGAACTGGTGGAAGGTGGTTACATCCTGCCCCCTAAAGTTGTGGTCAAGCAGTTGCCTATGGTCAAGGATCGTCAGGTAGTTTTTGAGCGTGATGCTGAGAATCTGCTGGAGACCATTGATGACCAGAGCGTTAAAAAGGTTCTGATTTGTGGGCGCACCACCAAACAAATTGTCGGTTTGGTATCAGAATCTGATTTCTGCTTACAGTTGCAAACTCGTGGTTATTCTTGGATGATGATTACATCTAGGACTGGTGCAGTTATTGATGGTAAGAAGGTCGATCGTGAGAAGTTCTTTGATACTCTCAATGCGTGGGGCAAGGATAGCAGCAAGCGATTTGTTGTGATTCACCATAGCATCCTATCTGAGGGCATCAATGTGTCTGGATTAGAAGCGGTGTTGTTTATGCGGAATATGGACTACATTGGTATTTCGCAGACTATTGGACGTGTGATTCGTTTGGGTGATGAATCCAAGAAGTTTGGACTTGTTTGTGTTCCCGTCTATGATAAAGTTGGCATCTCCACTGCTCGCTCTGTGCAGGCAGTTGTTGATACTATCTTTGAGAAGGGAGAACCTGCTATATCGGTAGTTCGCAGGTGAGTCTCAGCTGAGAACCCAGTGTTTATTGGGGTCAAAACCCTGATTTTTTTCAATTCTGCCTGGAGGGTGTCATAGGTCATCCGCTGCAAGCAGATCAACGATTTTTTTGAAAGTGTAACGCAGGGGCTTGACATCCCCACCCAAAGTTGTTAAACTAACCCTTGTAGTTGCTTTTAGCACAAACAACAATGACTATTATTCCTATTGACCTGAAAGGCGTTTCGCCTAAACTTCGCGCTGAGATTGAATCCAAACTTCCCGAACCATTGAAAGTTCCTGGGTGGAAGTTTAATGGATACCAATGGCGTTTGCTATCACAGATTAACACTAAAGATTCTGAAGGAAACACTGACAATAGTGTTAGGATCTCTGGTACTGGTGACAATGAAACCCTAGAAAGTTCTCTCCGTAAGGGTATCAATGTAAGCAGACTTACTCCATCAATTTATCCTAATGATAACTTGATGAATGGATTTAACCGAGTCAAGAATCTGCTTGCTATTGGATACAAGGAGTGGATCTTTGCAGAGTATGTTGAAGATGAATCTACTCGCAGTGAGTTTCAAGAATCCTTTGAAGAATGTTTGGATGACTTTCGTGCTGCTGCAAATGCAGGTGATGGGCAAAAAGTAATCAGTGATAAAGAGGTAGAAGAACTGGGTCGTAAGAGATTCCAGAATCGTGAAGATCAGAGCAAGCAATCTATTTCAAAGTGGATTCGTACTCTTGATCTTAATTGGAGCGGTCAAAAGATTGATGGTGTTGCTAATAAAATCTGTAAGGATTTCACCAGAAAAGGTGTGATTGAATCTTACAATCGTGATGAAGCGCAACAGTTTCTAAACGATAATGGTATTGGTGCAGATCTTCTCAACACTAAAGATTCTACTCGCGTTGCACGTCTTTATCCTCAAATCATGAAGAACTTTGTTAAAAATGGTGTAACTATGGATCTTGCACTGTTTGATAGTGATGCTTGTTCTCATGAAGAACTCGATAAACGTCAAAAGGAAACTATTGATGAACTCAAGGAAATGGATGAGTTGGTTATGCAATATGCAGTCAAACGTATGAGTATGATTGGTGTTCATCCTTGGAATGTTCTTGGAGCTATCTCCCAAAAGATTGGAGTTAAGGAAAAAGAATTAGAAAATGGTTTGGTTGTTGTATAATGAAAGAAGGATTTACAATGTTCAAGGATACATATGCTGCTGTACCTTATGCAAACAAAGGATACATCATCATTCACAATGGACAACAACTTGAAAAGGTTTGTAGAACTGAAAGTTCTGCTCGCAAATATATCACTGCTCACAAAAAAGGTAAATCAGTAGCAAAACTTCCATTGGATTAAAATAGCTCACCTCCAAAGTGTTTCTATGGTGGGAGGACACTGCTCCTCCCAGCAGTTTCTAACTCAAACTATGTCTTTTTATTGGAAGTTTGTTAATACTCTTGTCTACAATGTTGCTACCATCGCAGGATTTATTGTTGGTGTGAGTCAGTTCCTGATCCGCGCTTTTAATGAGAACGATGGTCCTAACAAAGTTCGCAAGTTTATCAATCAATCGCTTTTTTTCCTGAACAAAGTAACATCTGCTGCCTATGAATACACAAATCAAGATGTTATTCAAGTTCCTGTGAAAGAAGAGGTCAAAGTTATTCAAACTCGCACACGTTCCCGTAAGCGTCGTGCTGCCTAATTAAAATAGCTCACCTCTAAAGTGTCCCTATAGTATGAAGAACACTCATCTGCAACATCCTGAAGATTCTATCCTGACTGGCGATCTGTCGGTTCTGGATTGGTTCGTGAATCCTGGCACCTTAAGTGTCAAGATTGATGGTGCTCCTGCTATTGTTTGGGGCACGAATCCTGCTACTGGTAACTTCTTTGTGGGCACCAAAAGTGTGTTCAACAAAGTGAAGATCAAGATCAATGAATCGCATCAAGACATTGATGCAAATCACGAAGGAAATGTTGCACGAATCCTTCACGCTTGCTTTGATTATTTGCCTCGCACTGCTGGTATTATTCAAGGCGACTTTATCGGGTTCGGCGGTGATGATGAATACAAACCGAATACTATCACCTACAAGTTTCCCGAAGTAGTGTATGAGGAGATCATTGTTGCTCCTCATACTGTCTACATTGCAGAGAAAGATCTGCGAGATGCTGTAGCGTACCCGATGAACTTTATCATCACCGATACTCCCTACGTCAAGTTTATCAAACCCCAAGCATACATTCAGCACGGGCAAGAGTCCTTCGCTGATGTTGCTGAAGTCTGTGCATTTGCCCGTCAAATGTCAACTCTGGTGAACTTTGTTTCTAACAAGGAAGCAGAGAAGATCAAGAAACAACTTAATGCTTACATTCGTGCAGGTGAACAGATCACCACCGAAAGCGTAAATGACTTTGATTGTGATCCTAACCTGATTCGTTTGTGGTCGCTGGTGAAATCAATCAAAGATGATTGTTTGTTCCTGTGTCGCAATGATGGTCCCGCCGCTTACATTGGATACAACAGGATTGATGCAGAGGGTTATTGCTTATCTAACAAGTTCGGTTTCTATAAGTTGGTGAACAGAGAAGTTTTTTCCTGTGCTAACTTCAACCTTGCAAAAACCTGGTAAATTAAAATAGCTCACCTCTAAAGTGTCCCTATAGTATGAGCACTGCACAAATGACAACTACAACCTTTGCAGAATACGCTGCTAATGCTGAAGCAAGACAAAACATTGCTGATGCTGTTCTGGGGCACACTTATGCTCTGTGTGAAGCACTGCGTCAAAACTTCATTGAGTATTCTATTCGCAGTCATCAACTTCGCACCTCTGATGTAGAGTATCACGATGCCTGCATTGAGAAACTCAAGCAAGGTATTTGTGATTATGAGTTCTATCCTGAGACCGGTAGAAAGTATCATAAAGTGATTATGAACGCAGCAGGTTCTCGTTCTGTTCATTGCTTCATTGATAAAAAGAATGGCGAAGTGTATAAAAGTTCGTCGTGGAAGTCTCCTGCGAAAGGTGTTCGTTATGACCTGCGATTGATTGCTGATCGTGAATGGTTGCTTGAAAATGCAACCTGGCACGGAGATTATCTTTA